ATACCTCTTAGCAAGCAGCTGCGCTTTCCTTGCCGACCACTTGCCAGCAGCAGTGCCTTGAACATTCGCAGCCTTTATCCTGTTAAACAAAGACTTCCGCATCTTAGGCTTGGTATAATTACCAGCAGCATTAACGGCCATTACATATGCTTCCCTTCTTTGTCCCACTTGGCCTCAATAGACTCAAGCTGCTTTAATAAACTCTTATATCTAGGATGCTTATCCCTAATGTACTTAACTGCATTGCCAGTAACATTAATATATCTACGCTTCATCTTGTCTGACATCGAGGCATCAGGTTCGTCACGCTCAACGTCAGGAACCATCTCCTCGAACTTAGCCATCTCCTTAGAAAGCCGATCATAACGCTGCTCTACAGTTTCAGCCACTATTTCTTCTTTCCACTTGGCTTCTGCTTGGGAGGACGCCCAACCTTAGATCCATAAGTTCCCTTACCCTTTGGCATTAGTAATCCCCCATGTTAGTGGGCATCAGCAAAGAACGAGCCTGATAACCCTTTCGCTTTACATCTTCCAACTTAGGCTTATCCCTCTTAACCTTATCCATAGCCAAAGAAGGTAACTCACCAAACTCAGGCTTCTGAGCCGCATACAGAGCTGAGGCGCTAGGCCCACTATTTCCAAAACACATAACTATACCTTTCCCGCATTAACACTTCCACTTTCGTAAAGCTAAAGCCTTTCTAGTCGGACGGCCCTTCTCATCTTTCATCGGCCCCTTTACACCACTCATTCTAGCGCAGAAAGATTTCTTTCTAGGTCCGCCCTTAGGTTGAGGCGGCTGTAGATTAGAGCCTTGGGTTCGATTAAAATACCTGCGACCAGCAGCGTTTAAACCACCCTCAGGATTCTGATATTTTTTTGCGACCATAACCTTTACTCTTCAATAAAAGCTTCGCCTTGGAATTAGACTTCCGAATAGGCATCTTCTCAGGCTTCTTAGAATATCTCATTTCTCACCCTTAACAGATAAAATATTTTTTGAGAACCTTTTTTAAGAAAAATGTGAGTAGGGGATCAGTAACATAGCGTGAGCATAGAGTTTTTCCCCCCACCCCTTACCCCAGATCAATTGAGACTTTAATGTCCCCCGCCACTTGAACCTGAGAGCGATCAATAGGTTTATAGCCAGCACGATCCAGCAAATCCTTACTAGCCTCAAGCTGAACGTACTCAGACTTAGCACTCGTAGCTAACCTACGCACTGTACCAACAGCCAGAGTAGCACTCAATCCAAACTCATCATTCATCCGCTGCATCAGGTACTGCTGCACATGTGGTAACTTCATTGTCTTGGTTGCAGTCACTCTTCCAGATTCACCCTTAGCATATCCAGCCAACTCTGCTGCTTGTGCTATCGTACAACCTTTTGCTACAATCGTGTCTACTAACGCCGTCTGTTTATCAGTCAGCTTCTTGTTTGCTGGAACCATGTCACCCCTGTTTTCTAAGCTCAGTCAATATTAAAACATCTATCGTATGTCTCATTCGCTAGCCCCCCTCTCCCTCTCTCCCCCCATTACGACACCATTTCTTATATGGCTGTCAATAGTGACGTTACGTAACTATACTAATTACCCTACGTCACACCTGATTATTACAGTTGACAGGGTGGCAATGACCTTTGCTGCGATACCGTAGAACAGCCACCTTAGTCAGTCTCTCCATGTCTTTTCTCAGCTCGCGGTAGGGTCATTGCAAGAAGAGTTGCATGACACTTATTATCTGTCTGTTGAGTCATGCAACAATCGCTTCTGCGGCGTCATTGCAGTCACAGACCCTGCCTATGATTATCTCACAGCTGCCACTTTGCTTTGGCAAAGCTGGCTTGCTGCTTATAATCACAGGAGGCTCTTGTATGTCTGCATGACACCTTATCAGCGATGCATCTCTCCCTCACACACAATCTATGAATTATAACTTCCAGTTGGGCCACCGTATTTCATCTGAGTCAATGATGACATGGACGCTGCATCAGACAAGCTGACGCTGCATCCATATCACCAGCAGAGCTGGCGCTTACGCGTCTTTGACACAGTTGAAATCCTTATGGCGTCTAATCTGTATACATAGAAGACTGTGTATGAACGATAGATATAGGAGAATATAACATGACTATCGCTACTTTGATTAACGAACTAAGCTTTGAATATGACCGCTTTGACTATGAGACAAAGGACTTCTTGCCGCATGATGAGATGAGCTTTGCCCGCAAAGTACTAATGGAGAAGATGCTCGACGGATTATTCTTCTTACGATACGGCGGCAAGAACGGCGTTGATTCAGAAGTCAACGCTAACAACAAGAAGAACCGTTACGAGGCTGATCGCAAGTTGTTCGATGGCACTGAGATAAGCACTCAGCGGATACGCGGATCATTTGGAGCGGCTCAAGCGGCACAATACAAGCACGAACAACTTGACGATATGTACAAGGATATGCAGATGGCATGGTTTGATGCCAATGGCGAATGGTACACACCATACGGCGCACCTGTTGGATATTCATACGGATCACAGAACGTAACTCAACAGGAGGTAGACATCCCGCAAGAACTGTTGGACATGGATGCAGAAATGGGCATCAACGTTGAGGTTGCTAACGACCTAATTGAACCGTCGAAGAAGAAGAAAGCTTAACAGAAGGGGGCATCAGCCCCCTTTTTTATTTTGCTAAGGTCACTTCTAGGAGGCACGCCAAGAGGGGTAAGTGTGTGCAGCAGTAAGCTGCATGCAGTCATCAGCAAAATCAAAATTAAAAAAGGAAGCCAAATGTTAAAAACAGTTTGGATTGCATTCGTTGCATTCAGTTCACCAGAAGATTGCGATCAGTTTGTAAAAAAGAATCCGTCACTTGTTCATGGTGAAATACAATGTGTCATTCATAAACATGAGGTGCCAGCAATAAAACCAAAACAAAAACCAAAGTGACGTAACGTAACTAATGACAGTAACTATTGTCACTGCAATACTGCAGGGCATAACCCACGGAGAACTAACATGTATACAACTTTATCACTGCACGACATCACTAACATCACAATAGATGAGCGTGTAAGCAAAACCTATGTAACTAGAAAACTAACAATGACAGATAAAAATGGTGACCAAGCTTTTGTTACCCTTTTTGCAGATGATCGTAATGCATTAACATTTAATTATAATCCAATAGAAGACATAAGGGAGAACGCAGCATGAAACATTTCTCAATGAACGACTTCAACTTTCCCGTTGAACAACAACCAATCCATGACCAGCTTGGCAATATCATTGCTGGTCATCAAGCTGTTGTGCGTACCGATACCGATCAGGTGTTGGGCGTACACGGATCACGCTACAAGATTGTATCACACGATGATGTAGTCAACTCAGTTCTCGACGGAGTAAAGTCAGCAGATCTATCAAACGATTATGAAGTAAGCGTCGATGTGCTTGAAGACGGACGCAAGCTAAGAGGAGAAATACTATTTAATAATATTGTTATTGAACCAGACGTTGGTGACTACGTTAAGTTCCGAGTAAACTTCTTTAATAGCTATGATGCGTCTTGGTCTTTTTCTCAGGTAGCAGATGCTTATAGATTATGGTGTAAAAATGGTTGCACTACACCAGATGCAGTGGCACGTAGTAGATACAAGCACACCGCATCAATCAACGTCGAAGGCGCAGCAGCCAAAGTAATTAATGGCCTTGAGCATTTCAAATCACGCAAGGATGTGTGGCAAAGCTGGATGCAAACCAAGCTAGAGCAACCACAGATCGAAGACTTTTTTAAAAAGACTGTCTGCAAAGCATTCACACGCCAGCAGTCAGTCACCAAGACTAACGAAAAGCAACTCGAAAACTTGCTGAGTATTTGGAACGACGAGCGCAGCAGCCTCGGCTCTAACAAGTGGGCGCTATACAACTGCCTTACTTATTGGGCTACGCATACACAAGATCTGCGTAAACCTGAGATTGCTAAGTACAATCGTGAGCTACAGATTGCTAGCGCAATGAAATCAAAACAATGGATGGAGATGGCATAATGCGAATGAGTAAACAACACTATGAATTTATTGCAGAC